ACATTAGGTGGTCAATTTATTATGCCAGATGTTACTGATGCTAAAATATTGGTTGCAGATGGCACAAGTTATCAAGAGGTTGCTGTTAGTGGTGACGTAACTATTGCAAACACTGGTGCAGTTACAATCGCAAACAATGCGATAGAAACGGCTATGATAGCCGATAACCAAGTTTCAGCAGCAAAATTAACAGCTAACACAGGTCTTTGTAATGCTTCAGCAACAATAAACAATGCTGGAGGCACTGTATCTGCGTCATCAAACAACACAAACATTGCATCAATGGCAGACAACGGCACTGGAGATTTCACTGCTACATTCACAAGTAATATGTCAGGAACAGACTTTGCAGCAGTGGTGTCAGCAATAGATGATGATGGTACTAATAGAAATATTGGAGAAACAATTGTAGACTCTAGAGCTACAAGCACAGTCCAAATAAAAACATTTAGACCTAGTGCTTCAGAAAACTCTGCAAGAGCTGCTTTTGACAATGATGCTGTTGCACTAGCTGTATTTGATTAAGGAATAATTAATGCCTTTTATTAAATTACAACTCAAACCTGGAATTGTATCTGATATTACACCTTATACAAATGAGGGTGGATATATTGACGGTAATTTTGTTAGATTTAGATTAGGTTTTCCAGAAAAGTTTGGTGGTTGGGCAAAAAGATCATCAAGCACTTATCAAGGATCTGCTAGACGATTGCATAATTGGGTTGCTTTAGATGGATCTGATTTTCTTGGTGTAGGTACTCATTTAAAATATTATATTGAAGAGGGTAACACATTTAATGATATCACTCCTATTAGGTCAACAGTAACCTCTGGAGTTACTTTTACGACAAACACAACGTCTGGTGAAGAATCACAAGTTATTGTAAATATTAGTGCACATGGTGCAAATCTTAATGATTTTATTACAATATCTAATGCTGATACTGCTTTAGGTGGTTTAGCAGCAAGTTTATTTAATCAAGAACATCAAATAATAGAAATTGTTAGTTCTAATGCTTTTAAAATTGATCTTGGTAGTAATGCTAGTTCAGTAGCAACAGGTGCTGCAAAAAGTTCTGGTAGTGTAACAGTTGCTTTTCAAATAAATACTGGAACAGATACTACAGTAGGTGGTAGAGGTTGGGGTGCAGGGCAGTGGAGTGGTACAACTGACGGAGCTTTAGCCACGACAATAAATGAGGGTGGTGAGTATTCTATTTCTGATACAACTTTAACAGTTGCGAGTGGAACAGGTATTGCTGTTGGTGATGTTATATTAATAGAAAAAGAGTTATTATTTGTTTCTGGTGTTTCTACAAATGATTTAACTGTGACTCGTGGACATAGTGGTCTTAATGCTAACACAACTCCAACAGGAACAGCTAGTGATACACAAAATGCTAACTCTTTTTCAGTAGCAGTGGCACATGCTGATGGTACTTTAGTTAGATTAGCCAAAGGTAATGACCCAGCCACAAATGATTTTGTAGGGTGGGGTAGACCTGCCTCTGTTACAACAACTGGTAATCAAATAAGATTATATTCACATGACAATTTTGGTGAAGATTTAATTATAAATCCTATAAATGGTGGTATATTTTATTGGGATAAAACAAACGGATTAAGCACTAGAGCCGTAGAATTAAGTGCAACCAGCACTTATTCTGGAGAAACTAGTGTTCCCACTATCGCAAAACAAATTCTTGTTTCTGACCAAGATAGGCATGTCATAGCTTTTGGGTGTGATGGTTTTGGAGCAAGTGACTCTGCAACACAAGGTGATGGTGTACAAGATCCTTTGTTAATTAGATTTAGCAGTCAAGAAAACCCAGTTCAATGGTTTCCAACTGCTACGAATACAGCAGGTGATTTAAGATTAGGTGGTGGATCTACTTTCGTACAAGCTGTTGAAACAAAACAACAGATACTTGTTTTTACAGATAAAACATTACATGCAATGAAATTTATTGGTCCACCATTTACGTTTGGTCTACAAGAACTTTCTAAAAATATAACAATTATGAGTCCTTTTTCTGCGATAGCTGTTGAAGACGCAGTTTTTTGGATGGGTGTTGATACATTCTATGCTTATGCAGGTGGTCAGACTGTTCAACTACCTTGTACAGTTAAAGATAAAGTTTTTTTAGATTTTAATTTAGAAGAAAAAGATAAAGTCCATGTAGGACTAAATTCAGAATTTGGTGAAATTATTTGGTTTTATCCAACTGCAAATCAAACAACAGTAAATTCATATGTAATTTATAACTATATAGAAAAAATTTGGTACTATGGTACATTTACAGGCACTTCTTCTGCAGTTAGAGATGCATGGCTAGATAGAGGTATAAGAAGATTACCTATAGCAACAGGTTCTTCTTTATTATACGATCATGAAGTAGGTTTTGATGACGATGGAAGTGCTTTAACTTCTTTTGTAGAATCTGGATCTATTGATATAGGAGATGGCGATAAGTTCTTGTTTTTAAAACAAGTTATTCCAGACATTACATTTAACGGATCAACGGCAACAAATCCAGATGTATCGTTTACAATGAAAGCTAGAAATAATCCTGGTGCTAACTTTAATCAAACAACACAAGCGACTGCAACAAGAGAAGCACCTAGCACTGTAGAACAGTTTACAGAAAAATTAAATTATCGTTTACGAGGGCGATCTTTTGCTTTAAGGATTGATTCTACATCACTAGGAACAAAATATAAATTAGGTTCGCCAAGAATCGATGTTAGAGAAGATGGAAGACGTTAATGTTAGTAACAAGTATTCCTCAATATATACAAGGTTTAACAAATGCAAAAGTAGATTTAACTACCACTGATGCAACAACTTTGTTTACTGTTCCTAGTGATGCCGATTTTAATGCAGCGATTGTAAATTCTATATTAGTATCAGAAGATAGTGGTAATGCTGATACAATCACAGTGACACTAACAAATGGTAGTGATGTGTTTAGCCTATTTAAAGTTAAAGCAGTGGGAGCAAATACGACAGTAGAATTACTTACAAAAGATTTAATATTACAGAGTGGAGAGATACTAAAAGTACAAGCTGCAACTGCAAATAGATTACATGTTGTGGCGAGTATTCAAGAATTATCTAAAACAAGGATATCAACAAGTGCAATATCCAATATATAGACAAAAGGATTGTAAAATGAATTATAATAAGCTATGGTATCATCATGACTGCTCCGTATGAAAATCAAGCTAAAGGGTTAGCAAGTTTAGGTCGGTTTGAAGACACATATATTGTTCATGCTGCCGAGGGCGAAACAGTTATTCCAAAAGAAGTTTTAGAAGATAATCCTAAACTAAAAGAAGATATATTTAAACAAATGAGAGCAGTTGGTATAGACCAACCAGAAAGTTATGTTGTTGGAAATGCTCTTAATTCTATAAACCCTAATACTGGACAACCAGAATTTTTCTTTAAAAAATTAAAAAGGTTTCTTCCTACGATTGGTGCAATAGTTGGTAATATTATCGCTCCAGGAATAGGTGGTGCTATTGGATCTGGTCTTGGATCAATAGCAGCAGGTGAACCCATAGATAAAGCTCTTATAAATGCTGGTGTTGCTTATGTTGGTGGAAAATATGTAGCACCTAAAATAGATTCAGCGTTTGCACAATATAGCCCTACGAGTAGTGTGCCAACAATAGGTTCAATAACAGGCACAGGACAGGCATTTACTCCTGCTGCTTTTCAATCAGGAACATCTGTTGCATCAAAAGGTTTACAAGGATTAGTGAGTGGTGCAGGAGCAACACTGCCACAAGTTATTACTGCAGGATTAAGTCCAACAGTAGGAAAAGAACTTGCTAAATTAGCTGAACCTATAGAGCCAGAAGGCACAGGATTGTCAGGTCAGAAAATAGTAGATAATTATTATGCTGCATTGGCAAGAGGTGAAAACCCTGAATTACCACCTGAACTAACTCCTCCACCACAAGGTGCTTTATTTGGATTAGAAAAACAGGGTGCACCAACTGATCCTAAAAAGTTATTAGCAGATGTTGATTATGAAGCTCTACTAAATAATATTCTTAGTAGACAAATGTTTTTAAATGCTGCTGGAGGTGGTTATATCAAAGGTCCAGGAACACCGATAAGTGATTCTATCCCAGTGCGAGTATCGAATACAGAATTTATTAACACAGGAAAGTCAGTAGCAGGAGCTGACCCAACAGGACAAAACAACCCTGATAAAGGTGCTGTAGTCATGGAAGGTATAATGAGAGCTTTCGAAAAAAGAGCAGATAAAAATGCGAGGATGGCATAATGGCAACAACTGAACAAACCGTAATACAAAGGCAAGCTCCTTTTTTAGAGGATTATGCTCGTAAACTTTTAGAATCAAGTTATCAAAGATCACAACAGCCTGTAAATGTTCCAGATATAAGAATAGCAGGATTTACTCCTGAACAACAACAAGCTGTAAGAAAAACACAAGAAGGATTAGGAACTTTTAAACCTTTTATACAGGGTGCTGATCGAGCCATTACAGAAGCGATTGGTAGACCCTCTGTAGACGATACATTTAGTGCACAAGGTATTGCTCAGTTTTTTAATCCATTTACTCAACAAGTAGTAGATACGACTTTAGCTGATATCGCAGACCAAGGAGCAAGGCAACAAGCTCAATTAGGAGCAAGTTCCGTGGGTCAAGGAGCATTCGGTGGTTCCAGACAAGGTATTGCTCAAGCCGATATTGCGAGAGGTGTATTAGAACAACAAGCAAAGTCAGCAGGTCAGTTAAGAGCAGCAGGGTTTGAATCTGCTTTACAACAAGCTAGAAATTTAGCTGACGCACAAATACGAGAAAGAAGTTTATTAGGTCAGTTAGCTGGACAGCAAGCAGGATTAGGTGGTTTGCAACAACAACTGCAA